TAATCTTAGCCTTATCTTCTACTGACATCTTCGTGCTAATCGCCTCAGCTTCATCAACTATAGATTGCATCACTTCCCCAAAAGTAGCCATATTATGCTCCTTTCTTCTTCGCTTGGAGAGTCAAAATATCAAATTTAATAAGCTTTGCAGATTCATCTGAAGAAATATTAATAATGTTGTAGAGAACATCATCTATTTGAACACACATTTTCTTTGTAACTAGCTTATTATGTCTAATTGCAATATCGAATGTATCAGCTGTAGTTGTACCAATTATCTGAAATTGAAGCGCAAGTGATCTCATTTTAGCTGCGAATCGAACATTTAAAACCGTTGCTGGGTCAATTTTTTCAACCTTACTTCCAGTTGGAGTAGTTACTGTTTTAGTAACTCCAATCTGACATTTTCTGTTAAAATCATTCGGTTTGTACGTCTTGACCATCTTGCGCTTCCTTCCATGAAGAATAAAGGCCTCTCAACTGCCCAACCATATGGTCTACAGCCGTAGTAGGCGGCATAGTTGTAGAACGATGAATCCACAAATCCATCGAGTAGCTAAGAACAGCTACATCATAAATTGGAGAAACATTTTCCACACTGAAAAATGGAGCGTCAACTGTATCAGAACTCACTGCATTTTTCACATATGCTGTTGCTGTATCAAAATAAATTTGAAGTTGTGGTTTGCGATCATCATCTTCTGATAACTGATCTAGTAAGTCATCAACAGTTACGCTCATTTAAATCCCTCCTGATTATCCGGCAGTAGTTGTTGTAGTTTTGAAGTTACCTTCTTGGTCTGCAATTGCAGTAAATGAACCAGCTACTAAAGCTTCTGAGTCAGTAGCTTGTACATCGAAGCGGTCAATGACACGAATTTTAGTAGTATCAGTTTCATAAGCACCGCCGCCGATATTAGTCGCAAGTAATGACATGCTTTCACGATCAAATAAAGTAATTGCTTGTTTAAAGTCGCCATAATAGAGCGGATAAAGCGGACTGCTTGCTTCTCCAGCACTTGGGAGCCAATGATCGCTGATTTCAACCACTCGTTTTCCTTTGATTAAATAGCGAT